TTGTCTGTATCTTTTACAACTGCATATCCAGAACCACATCGTGGGTCTTTCTTTACTGACCAAGGCATAGTTTAATTATACCTCAAACAGGGCTTTTTGTAAAGCTGGTTTTGGCTTTGCACCAATGATATGCTTTGTTTTTTCACCATCGGTATATAACATAATTACTGGAATGCTTGTTAAGTTAAAGGCACTTGCAAGTTCCTTGCTCTCATCAACATTGATCTTTAAGAGTCTTACATTATTTTCTTTTGCAATCTCTTCTAGAACTGGTGTGACCATTTTGCAAGGACCACACCACTCCGCCCAGAAATCTACGATTGTAGTTCCAGACTTAATTTCTTCGATAAACTCTACTAAATTCATTTCTTCTCCTATTTAGATATTCGGTGACAGGAAGACCTTGTGTTTTACCTGCAAGGCAAACGTGTCTCGTGGACTCGTAACTGTAACTATCAACCATCACTAAGGACGACTTCCTGCCACCTAGAGCCTCTTGACGGATTCGAACCGCCGACATCCATATTACAAGTATGGCACTCTACCAACTGAGTTAAAGAGGCAAGTATTTAATTATACTTTATTGTCTTCTTTACTTTTGCAGGGTTTCCTGCAATTAATGTATTTGCAGGATAATCTCCTGCCAATACTACTGACCCTGCACCAATGACACAGTTGTCACCAATGTTACAAGGACCAAGAATAATAGAACCAGATCCTATCCAAACACCTTCACCAATGTTGATGTGTCTATCTTGCTCTGTACCATTTTCTTGTCTTGCTAATCCAGTATCTCTAATATCGTGAGATCCTGTTATTAACATAGAACGATGCGAAATAAAGGAATGCTTTCCAATATTAATGTCACCACAGTTTGTGTTGAAGAATGTATCAAAATGAACCACAGTATCGTGAATGTTTACACGATTTTCTGGACCATAAATCTCCATTATTCTCCCTTGCTATGCTTACATTATACTTCATTTTGCAGTCTTTGCCAAGTCCTAAATCTATGACAATTTGCACAGACAACCTGACACTTTGCTATTTCTTTCTTTATTTCAGCAATCTTTGCTGTTGAATTAGCTAATGTAGCAACATTAACTTTCTTATCCCCAAGATGATCGAAGTCCATTTGGCTAAAATGGTAAAACTTTCCACAATCTGTGCAGGGACTTTGCTCTTTAATTTTTCGCACATAATCCCTATTTCGTTGACGCTCAACATCTTTGGGCATACCATTATTGTACAGCAATAATTAATGGCGAGCAGTTTAATGTCTTGCTCAGGACATCTTGCTAGTACCAGTTGTGGTTGTTAGAATGAACTAAGGCTCCACAAGGTGTTTTGTATCTCCCTTTAATGTATTTCAAACCCCACTTGATTTGTGTATGTGGATTTGATTTCCAGTCAGGTCCTATTGATGCCATCTTTTTTCCTGGCAATGACTGTGGTATACCGTGTGCTCCAGAACTTTTGTTATGTGCGTTTGTACGCCAACCGCTTTCACGGTTCCATAAAGTTACTAGACATTGGTATTGTTTTGCTTCCCATTTATACTTAGACGACATATATGACTTAGCCCAAAGTTTATTATAATCTGGAGTGGCATATCTGTATCTTCCAGCAGATCGTGATGCTGCTTCTGTATTTCTGTAATCCAACGAAATAGTTGGTTCTGGGGAAGGTGTTATCTTTGTTAGCGGTGCATTAGCACTAGTTTGACTCTGGCTTTTTGGTAGCGTGGAAGCTTCTGCATGGATTGCAGACCCTCCAAGAAGCGCAAAAAGGGGAATCAAAACCAAGGTTTTGAATCGCATTATTCTAGTTTAGCATATCCCCGAAAGGTTGTCAAGTTGCTTTATTTCTTATATCCAGTTTTCTTTTTATTCATTGATCCAGGCATATTGTATCCACCTTTTTGTGGAACATTGTTTTTTCTAACTTCTAATGCTCTAAGAACTTTATCGTGATGCTTACCCAAGTTGTTTCACTTCCTTCCACATATCTTTTGTTTGTTCAATCTTTAACATTGCTTCTATCATTGTCATTTCTAATAATTCTTCTTTATCTAAACCTAAGTGTTCAGCATATCTTAAAATCTTTTGTATCACTTTAACTCCGATTTAAGGAACTCAATAGCATGATCTATGCTACCGCCACTTTCTTTAATCCATTCTAATTTATTCAAAACACTTCTTAAGCTGTAGATTTATTTATTGCTGTACCTGCGTTCCATAATGTTGCTAAACGAAGCAAAGCTTTTACATCTGGGTCGTGGGGCTGTGCCTCTAATGGATCCCAAAAGAAGATAAGGATATCAATTATACCCTCAGATATGGAAGCACCAATCTGCTGATCTCCACCCAAAGGTCCACTTAGAAACTTAGTAATTGGCAGGTGTAGTTCATTTTGTAATAAGATACCAGTATTACCAGTAGCATATAGATGATGCTTGGCTAGTATAGAATGATTAATTTTACACCATTCTAAAAGTTCCTGCTTTTTATTATCGTGTGCAACAAGAGCTATATGTCTAGTTTTCATTAAATCAAATCATCCTGTAAATGTTCAAACTGTGGGAGTGGTTCAAGGTTATCAAATATTCCCATCTGATTATGTGGGATTGATAAATTATCATCTTCATAGTCATCCCAAACTGCTGTATATAAATCTGCATAAGGTGCAGAAACTTTTGCTAACCAACCAGAAATATTCATAGCTTGATTTGCAAACCATCTAACTATTGGTCCTTTATCTTCATCGTGGTCTAACTTAAATTCCATTACGTTTCCTCCTGTCCCATATATATCTTTTTACATTTACATAACAGTTTAATGCTACAAAGGTTAAAATTAATAACTCAGCGACTGAGTGTGAAAACTTCATCTGTTATCTACTGTTAATGCAGTTATTGTAGCATAAAAACATTCTGCAAAGTTTGCTGCTTCTACCGCAAAGTCTTCCATATGCATTTCAGTTTCACCTAAACGACTTTTAACATATGTTCTTAGACCTTTTACAAAAATCTCTGTTAGTTCATCTGTTGACTTAATAAAATAACTCTTAACTGGGTCTTCTTTAGACATTAGCATCTCCATATTCATACATAATAACTGGTGTTAGTTCACCCATCCAAGCACCTGCACAGTTATAAGAAATGTATTCAGCAGCCTCTTCTACGTCCATTCCGTCACGATCAATTAGCACCTGCAACATCTTTTCAAATGAGTATGTTGCCAATGTAGGCTGACCACATCTTCTAGAAAAACCAATGAAGGCTTCTTCAAAGCCATCCATAAGCATAATCTGTTCATCTGTTTCGTAATAAACTAAACTTTCTAATTCTTCTTTATTCATTATTATCCAATGCCTGAACTGTTCTGCAAGGATAAGGAACCTTGCATTCTGAGCACACTTCCTTGCTACTATGAGTAATCCAAGTCATAGGATGGTGTAGCTTTCTTACTCGCTTAACTGCTTTCTTATTCTTTTTCATTTTTCTCCTTCTAATGCTTTAATGGTTTGGCAAGGGTAATCAACATAAATAATATGCTCATATCCAAAATCATCTTCATAGTTTGATTCACAGCCTTCACATAGGTTGAATGCTGAGGCTTGTCTTGGCTTATGTAGTTCACGCACAAGGTCAATAATTTCTTGTCTACCTTGTTTACGAGCTACGGTACATCTATTGCAAGGGCAATCGTCAGACTTGGAGTCTGGAATATCTGATGCACTACCTGCTGCCATTACCAACCACCAATGCATCCATCAGAGTGTGTATGTCGCCAGACATTGCCTTCCTTATGCTATTTAGTTGGAGCATATAGGTCTGTGCCGCAAGCCCTGCAAACATAAGACCATTCTTCTGCAAAGAAGTCAAACTGGAAACCTTCACCCATTAAAAGTCACCTGCTTCAGGCTGAAAACATTTAAGACCAAGACTTCTCCACATATCTACAACTTGATTGCGATCATCAAATACACAAAATACATCATAGAAGGGTTCTATATGTTTGCGATATATTTCTTCTTTGACAACTGCATCTTTACGAAAGTCACCAGTTTTACGCATATATAGTTTAATAAATGGAGGACAGTTTAGTCTTAACCATTCATATGAATCATCAAAGCAGGAATCATCACGAGCAGAGATAAAGATAATTTTATATCCTGCTCTCCATAAAGCATTAATTGTTTCAATAGTTTGATGATCTGGGCGGTCTTCTAAGACCTTATCGTATTCAAATGGCTCACGATTAGTTCTATGTGCTACTGTTCCATCAATGTCAACTAAGACTAGTTTGTTCACTTAGAAGCCTTAACATTTTGTCTGACAATATTAATAATGATTCCAAGAAGGATGTTAAACCATAAGACTGTCCAAAAACCTGCTGCAGGAATAAAGCTAAATACTGAATGTAATGTTCCAAGAAAAATCATTAAGAACCAGTTCTCTACAAACAACATTGCAGCCCAAAAAAATACGGCAAGACTAATAAAAGCAAACTTTGATGGTGTGCTTAATGTACCATATGATGGCTCGATTTCACCTTTTAGTTGTTGGAACTTCCATTCACTGTAATCCATTTTAATCCTTTTTGTAGGCAATATTATTTTCTTTGTTATAGTATAGCAAAAGCCCCTGACATTTGTCAAGGGCTTTTGTAATGTTTTGAAACTAGGAAGCTAGAATCTTTGCAGGATCGATATCCTTACCTGCACTCCATCTAATATTATCTCTCATTTCAAAATGAAGGTGTGGACCTGAGGAATTGCCTGTATTACCAGACTCCCCAATGTGCTGTCCCTTCTTTACTACGTCTCCAGCCTTAACTAGAGCCTTTGATAGATGTGCATAAATTACCCATCCACCATCAACTTTTTGTACCAACTGTGTGCCGTAGCTGGCTCCCCAGGTAGCGTTTTCAATCTTGCCATCTGCAACAGCAATAATATCTGTTCCAACTGGAACTGCAAAATCCACTCCTGTATGGTAGCCTTTTGACCACATCTTGCCAGCCTTCTTGTAAGGTGTTGTAACCTTACCACCCTTAATAGGTAGACCCATTAATAATCACTCTTTTCCAATAAATTAGGGATTAATCCCAAGTCTATTATATCTTAAAAGTACCCTCGGAGAGATTCGAACTCCCGTCCTAATGGGTAGAAACCATTTGCTATGTCCACTTAGCTACGAGGGCGTAGGATGAGTCAGACTTGAACTGACAATTACCAAATTATGAGTTTGGGGCTTTAACCAATTAAGCTACCACCCCAAGAATTAAATAGGGCTTGAAGCAGAATGGCTATTTATATAATGCCTTTCATCGATAACTTCATATGCATAGTTTTCTAAAGCATCTTGATTCTTTGCATAGTGATGCCCACAAAACATTAGCTCTCCTGCAATACCCTTAACAAGCACAAAGGCTTGAGAGCCACACCTGTCGCATCTATCTGCAACCTTTAATTGACGATCTACTACTTCTTGTGTTTCAATCATATTACCAGTATACTCTCTTTTGTAGTTTTTTATTAGTGCTGGATGTAGGAATCGAACCTACCCTGCAATCGCCACTGATTTACAGTCAGCTGCCCCACCTTGAGACATATCCAGCAGAACGTCTGCCTCCGAGCTCCCCAACCTAGACTTGAACTAGGAACATTCAAATTAACAGTTTGACGCTCTGCCGATTGAGCTATTGGGGATAGAAGGAAAGAGACCAACAAGGTATATTATGTCAATCTCTTTCCTTTGAGCGAATGGAGAGAATCGAACTCTCGCCACCTACTTGGAAGGAAGGAGCACTACCATTATGCAACATTCGCCTTGCCAGTTTGCCATGCCACCTAACATGTGGGAGTATATGCAACTGACGAACATATACTGCTGTACCTCGTAGGGGGATCGAACCCCTGATCTCTTCCGTGAAAGGGAAGCGTCCTAACCTCTAGACCAACGAGGCTAACCTACTTAAGACTTTGCTGCTGCTTTCTTTGCAGGAGCTTTCTTAGGCTTTACTTCTTGAGCTGGTGTTTCTGGAACATCAGACTCTGGGCTATTTGGATCTCCAAATACTGCAGTAAGAATATCAAAGGACTCTTCAATCCACTTCTTTGCAGTATCACCCTTTAGTTCAATATCACCATTAAACAATGCTAGAGCAAGAGGACCTGCCATATCATTACGAGTAAAAATTGTACGAAGTACTGATGGGTACTCGTTGGTGGCATCAAAGCCTTCTTCACTATCGTCAAAACGGCGATAGAACGATGTTGCTACATATGCAACCTTATCTTCAAATGTTGTTTCCATAGTTATATATTACCTTCTTTTAGCTAAAATGTCAATACTTTTTGACACTAAATTGTATCATCTTCTGAATACAAAGTCTTATATCTTAATTGCATAATTACATTCTTTTGGTCTCTAGTTAATAGATCTAAATCACAGTTCATTGTTTTATCAGTAACTATGACTACCCAATCATTAACATCTTCCCTTACCGTCACATCTAATAATCCCATCATCCATAATTCATAGATGGTTACATTAGTTTCCGATATTTGTTCTTGAAACATATCTGGAAAATCCCTGCTAAACTTTTGTGTAGTTTGATACAAGGCTTCTCCATTTTCATCTAGACCAGTTTCCAACAAGTATCCATCTTGGATTAGATATTCCATAATGTCATCTAGTTTTTCTTGGTCAAACTCTTCTTCATAAAAGTCTTCGTCATCAAATGGCATTGATTCCTCCCAAAAAATCCATAATGTCCATAGGTATTTTTTTATTCCCTGGTCTTAACTCTTCTGGATCAATATCAGAATCGTCAATAAACTGTTCGTAAGAATGTATCTGTATTTCTACTTCTCCAACATTTTTTGGAGTACGGGCAATAGCATTATAGATTGAACCACAAACTGCATCTGCTAAGTCCTTAGATCCTTTTCTTGGATGGTCTACTTTATCACGAATAATGCGTAATTGCAATAGTTCTTCTGTTAAAAGTGAAATAGCAGGACCAACAATTCTTTCTTCTGCCACCAATAGAACCATATCATCATAGTGCTTCTTAGCAACAGATAATGTTTCTGATTTCATACCCACCGCAATTAGTTCATTCATAATGTCAAGGCTGTTCCAACGGTCAAAGGTTACGAGCTTGATGTTAAATCCACGCTCTCTAAGGCTAAGAATATATGCCTTTACATCCTTAAAGTCCACCGTCTTTTCTGATGTTGGTGTCCACCAACGAACAGCATCTACAACAACTATTGGGCTTACAACATCCCTATCATTGAAGCTATTTACCTTTACCCATTTTTCAACGTGAGACAAGGATACAGCACAGTGGTCATGCTTTTGTGCAAGGTCAACGTGAATGTAGTATTGCTTATCTTTATCTGGTTGGAATGAGGTAGCAAACCTACCCTCTTGATCCACCGCAATGTTT